ATGATACAGAAGTGACTTCTGTGAATTTTGAGGATGGATTACTTACAGTCAATCTGGGTAGAATTGTTCCAGAGTCTCATAAGAGAAAAGATTATCTCTAAATAGTATTGAGCTAAACTATCGTCGCCAAAAAGGGAGGTAACTGATCAAATTCAGTTGACACCTCCTTTTTTCTTGTGCTATAATAAACAAAGATATGGAGTAAAAATGACGATAAAACTGTTGCTTTTAAAATCTGGAGAAGATTTAATTGCTGATGTTTCGGAAATGGTTTCTGGTGAAGGTGAAAATCGTCACGTAATTGGATATTTTCTCAATAAACCTTGTATTGTAAAAATGAGAGAACCAACTCTTCTAACCGAAGAATCTACAGAAGAACAAAAAAAATCAACATTTCAAGTATCTCTATATCCTTGGATGCCATTAACTGTTGATAAAGTCATACCAGTTCCGTCAGACTGGATTGTAACAATTGTCGAACCAATTGCAAGATTAACACAAATGTATATTGAGGATGTTGTAAATTATGGAAAAGAAAATAATAAAGATTCTGATTCTTCTCAACAATCAAATATTAGTCTCACAGATTGAAGAAGTTGGTTCTGAATTAGGAGAACCTGATTGTAAATTGATTGAACCATTTGTTATTCAATCTGATATGACATTAATTCCTTGGATGTTAGACTATACACCTCAGAATGTCTTTATGATTCACTCGGACAAAATTTTAACCATTATCGACCCAAATAATAGTATTTTGAAAAAATATGAGGATTTGATTAAATAAAATGTCTCTCAGTTTCTATACAAATGTTCAGATGGTTGGGAATCAATTTTTGATTCGTGGCGTAGAGAATGGTAAAAGATTTGAAACAAAAAGAGATTTTTCTCCAACTCTTTTTATTTCATCTAAAAAGAAATCAAAATATAAGACTTTAAGTGGTGAAAATGTAGAACCAATACAACCAGGAACAGTAAAAGATTGTAGGCAGTTTTTTGAAAAATATAAAGATATTGATGGGTTTGAGATATATGGGCAGGATAGATATGTCTATCAATACATTTCAGAAAATTATCCAGAAGAAGAAATTAAATTTGATATCAGTCAAATTAAACTTGTTACCTTGGACATTGAGGTTTCATCAGAAGATGGATTTCCTGATGTAGAATCTTGCGCCGAAGAAATTATTGCGATTAGTATTCAAAATTATAATACTAAAAAAATTATAACTTGGGGAGTGAAGCCATTTGAAAATAAACGAAGTGATGTAATGTATCATTATTGCCCAAGTGAATATGAACTTCTTAATTCATTTATTCATTATTGGATGATTGACGTTCCTGATGTAATTACTGGATGGAATATACAGTTATATGATGTTCCTTATATTTGTAAAAGATTGAATTATGTTCTTGGTGAAAAACTAATGAAACGATTTTCTAATTGGGGACTAGTGACTGAAGATGAAATATATCTTAATGGACGTAAACATACAGTCTTTGATGTTGGTGGAATTACACAACTTGATTATTTGGACTTATATAAAAAATTTACTTATACAAATCAAGAATCGTATCGTTTGGATTATATTGCCGAAGTAGAACTCGGACAAAATAAATTAGATCACTCTGAATTTGATACCTTCAAAGATTTTTATACAAAGGATTGGCAAAAATTTATTGAATACAATATTATTGATGTAGAACTTGTTGATAAATTAGAAGATAAGATGAAGTTGATTGAACTTATTATTACAATGGCATATGATGCAAAAGTAAATTATGTTGACATATTTTATCAAGTAAGAACTTGGGATGCAATTATTTTTAATTACTTAAAGAAAAAAAATATAGTAATTCCGCCAAAAGATAGATCCACAAAAAGTAATAAATTTGCAGGAGCTTATGTAAAAGAACCAAAACCTGGAATGTATGATTATGTGGTAAGTTTTGATCTTAACAGTCTATATCCTCATTTAATAATGGGTTATAATATTTCATCAGAAACTTTGATTGAAGAAAAGCACCCTACAGTAACAGTAGATAAAATTTTAAATAAACAACTTGATTTTTCTGATTACAAGGATTATGCAGTATGTCCGAATGGTGCAATGTATCGCAAAGATGTTCGTGGATTTCTTCCAGAATTGATGGAAAAAATGTATAATGAAAGAGTCATATTTAAAAAGAAAATGCTTGAGGCAAAAAAACAATATGAAAAAAATCCAACAAAAGAACTAGAAAAGGAAATTTCTAGATGTAATAATATACAGATGGCAAAAAAGATATCTCTTAACTCAGCTTATGGCGCCATTGGTAATGAATATTTTCGTTATTATAAGTTAGCAAATGCCGAGGCAATTACAACGTCGGGGCAGGTTGCAATTCGTTGGATTGAGAATAAAATGAATGTATATTTAAATAAACTTCTTAAAACTAATGATATTGACTATGTTATTGCTTCCGATACTGATAGCATTTATCTTCATATGGGTCCTCTGGTTGAAACTGTATACAAAGGAAGAAAGGAAACTACTGAGAGCATTGTTTCGTTCCTTGATAAGATCTGTAAGGTGGAACTTGAAAAATATATTGAAAGTTGTTATGAAGAACTGGCAGAATATGTAAATGCCTATGCTCAAAAAATGCAAATGAAACGAGAAACTATTGCAGATCGTGGAATTTGGACTGCCAAAAAAAGATATATTCTAAATGCCTGGGATGTTGAGGGTGTTCGTTATGAGGAACCTAAACTTAAAATAATGGGTATTGAGGCAGTCAAATCTTCTACACCAGCACCTTGTCGTAAAATGATTAAGAATGCTCTGAAACTGATGATGAATAGCAATGAAGATTCTGTAATTAAATTTATTGAAAATGCTAGAAAGGAGTTTGAAACTCTTTCTCCAGAAGAACTCTCATTTCCAAGAACAGTATCTGATGTTGAGAAATATTATTCAGAAAATTCAATTTATTCAAAAGGAACACCAATTCACGTTCGTGGTGCATTGCTTTTTAATCATTATATAAGAAAAAATAAACTTTTAAATAAGTATTCTATTATAAAAAATGGTGAAAAAATTAAATTTATTTATCTTAAAAAACCAAATTTAATAAATGAAAATGTGATTTCATTTATTTCAGAGTTTCCAAAAGAACTTAAACTTGACAAATATATTAATTATGAATTACAATTCGAAAAAGCATTTTTGGATCCTTTGAAATCAATTCTTGATGTAATTGGATGGAAAATCGAACATACCACTAACTTGGAATCATTTTTTATCTAATGGACTTACCGATTACTGACAAAGAACTAAATACAATTATTACTGCATTGTCTTTTGATGATGATACATCTTTATATCAAAAACTGAAATTAGTAAAAGAACTCAAAGAGCAAGAATTACCCTATAAAAAAATCTTACGCGAACAATATGGGATGGTAATATGATGGATTTTCTTAAGGACATAGTAAAAGAGATTGGTAATGATTATACACAATTGGCATCAGAGATTGATGAAACTGAAACGTATGTGGATACTGGTAGCTACATTTTTAACGCTCTTGCATCTGGTAGCATCTTTGGTGGTGTTTCTGGTAACAAGATTACTGCAATCGCGGGGGAAACTTCTACTGGAAAAACTTTTTTTAGTCTTGCCGTCGTTAAAAATTTCCTTATCAATAATCCTACTGGATATTGTTTGTATTTTGATACTGAAGCAGCAATCACAAAATCCCTTTTGGAAAGTCGGGGAGTTGACACAACTCGCCTGGTGGTTGTCAATGTAGTTACGATTGAAGATTTTCGTAATAAAACATTAAAGGCAGTTGATATATATCTAAAAAAACCAAAGAATGAAAGAAGTCCTTGTATATTTGTATTGGACTCTTTGGGAATGCTTTCTACGAATAAAGAAATCACAGATACTCTTGCTGAGAAAGATACTCGTGATATGACAAAGGCACAACTAATTAAGGGTGCATTTCGTATGTTGACACTTAAATTGGGACAGGCAAATATCCCAATGATAGTGACAAATCACACGTATGAAAGTATGAGTCTTTATGGTGGAAAGCAAATGTCAGGTGGATCTGGATTGCAGTATGCTGCATCTACAATCATATACCTTTCAAAGTCAAAAGAAAAAGATGGAACCGAAGTTGTAGGAAACATTATTCGTGCCAAAACACAAAAATCAAGATTGAGTAAAGAAAATAAAGAAGTTTCGATTCGTTTATTTTATGATGATCGCGGTCTCGATAAGTATTATGGATTACTTGAACTTGGTGAGATTGGTGGAATGTGGAAAAATGTTGCAGGACGTTATGAGATTAATGGTAAAAAACTTTATGCTAAGGAAATATTTAAAGATACCGAAAAGTACTTTACTGCTGAAATAATGCAGGCCCTGGATGAAACTGCACGAAAAGAATTTACTTATGGGTGAATGTATTAAAATTATTAATACTCAAATTAATGTAAAAAAAGTTATTCAACAACTTAAACAAAATTCTCAAGACTGGGATCATCAAAAAAATATCAAAGATGTTGAATCTCTTCTTAATCGAGGATTTGATGACTTGCCTGTGAGTGCATTACAACTTATAATGGGTGGAGTCAAAACTAAAAAAGATTTTGTTGGAGACTCTGAAATTAATATTAAGACTCCTGCATATTATCATCATAGTGAAATTCGAAAGATTATTCGAAAAAACTTTGGTAACAAAGAATTACAACGTTGTGGATTCTTATCACTTCCGATTGATGAAATGGTAGGTGCTCACATCGATGAAGGAACTTATTACCTAACAAGAGATAGATATCATCTTTCTATTGTCGGAAGATATCAGTACTTCTGTGGAACAGATAGTGTGATTGTAGAACCTGGAACACTTTTGTGGTTTAATAATAAACTACCACACGGTGCCGTGAATATTGGTGACGAGACAAGAATAACATTTGTATTTGATTTGCCTCATGGACAAAATTGAGTTTTTAATTCTTCGCAATTTACTTCATAACGAAGAGTATGTTCGTAAAGTCATTCCTTTCATTAAAGGAGAATATTTTGAGGATTCAAATCAAAAAATAGTTTTTGAAGAAATACTTAAGTTTGTTACACAGTATAATCAACTTACAACAAAAGAAGTTATCTGTATTGAAGTTGAAAAACGTAGAGATATTAATGAAGATTCTTTCAAGCAGATTGTACATTTGATTGAGTGTCTTGACAATGTTCCTGTAGAGTTTGACTGGTTAGTTGATACTACAGAAAAATGGTGTCGAGATCGTGCAATTTATCTTGCACTTATGGAATCTATACATATTGCGGATGATAAAGAGGAAAAGAAAAACAAAGATAGTATACCAACGATTCTATCTGATGCTCTTGCCGTATCTTTTGATACTCATGTTGGACATGATTATCTGTTAGATTTTGAAAAACGTTATGAGTCTTATCATAGAAAGGAAGAAAAAATTGAATTTGATCTCGATTACTTCAACAAAATTACAAAAGGTGGTTTACCTAATAAGACTCTCAATATCGTTCTTGCTGGCACTGGTGCTGGAAAATCTCTATTCATGTGTCACGTTGCTAGCTCCGTCTTATTGCAAGGAAAAAATGTCCTCTATATTACTCTTGAGATGGCAGAGGAACGTATTGCTGAAAGAATTGATGCGAATCTTCTAAACATTCCCATTCAACAATTGACTGAATTGCCAAAGTCAATGTTTGAATCAAAAGTTAATAGTATTGCTAAAAAAACACAGGGGACACTTATTATTAAAGAATATCCGACGGCATCTGCACATTCTAATCATTTTAAATCACTTCTAAATGAACTTACACTTAAAAAATCATTTAAACCTGATATTATTTTCATTGACTACCTTAATATTTGTGCTTCCTCAAGGTATAAGAGCAATTCATCAATTAACTCCTATTCTTATATTAAAGCAATTGCTGAAGAACTACGAGGACTCGCAGTTGAGGCAAATGTTCCAATTGTTTCCGCTACTCAAACTACTCGTAGTGGTTATGGGAGCTCTGATGTTGAACTTACTGATACTTCTGAATCCTTTGGTCTTCCTGCTACTGCTGATTTTATGTTTGCCCTTATTAGCACAGAAGAACTTGAGAGATTGGGACAAATTTTGGTGAAGCAACTTAAGAACCGATTTAATGATTTAACAATATACAAACGATTTGTGATTGGTATTGATCGATCAAAAATGAGACTTTATGATGTAGAACAAGATGCTCAAAATGATATACTTGACTCTGGTAAAGAAGATGAGTATAATAATGAAGAAAAGAAATCTAAAAAATCATTTGAGGGATTTAAGTTTTGATTAATATTCAAAAAGAAAATCTTCCTGATGGAAGTAACAAATTTACTATGACTGAAGAAACAAAAAAAGTTATTAATTCTCAAAAATATATTGAGTTTGTTCGTGAAACAACAAGTCCAGCAAGTAGTGATTTTGCTGCACTTCTTTCTCGTTTGACTGAACTTGAAGTAACATATGATGTTGATGTCTCAAGACTTATGACTGCGGCACTTGGAGTTAGTGCTGAGGCAGGAGAACTTGCAGAAATTATTAAAAAAATATTTCTACAAGGAAAACCATATAATGAAGATAATGTTCTTCATATGAAAAAAGAGGCAGGAGATATTTTATGGTATATGTCTCAACTTTGTATTGCTCTTGATACTACATTTGAAGAA